TTCAAAAAGATCATCACGGTGGCAACCACAATCCCTGCCAGTGGGATTTGCATAAGCAAATTAATTAGGTTTACATCCATAGCTCAACCTTTCGGGTGCGTTTTAGTTTTGCATAGCATCTGTTTCATCGAACACCTCCAAAGTTAGTTTCCGATGTCAGAAACTAATGTGCCATAGATGCTTCAGCAACCTCCGCTTCCGAAAACCCGCACAATTTCATGGCAAAACCAATCGGTAACCCTGCTTCCACGTACACCTTGAGAGTTACAGCTACTTCATCCTTACTGTTCGGGAACATCTCTTCCAGTACGATATTGTGGGTGAAGTCACCGCGTTCATAAGTGCCCAACCCGCTGAATAATCCGATATTCTGACCGATTGTGAGAGCCATCTCGTTGAGCCTGACAATCCCAGCCACGAAGTTATTGCGCGCTTCTGATGCCTTGTCAATGGCACCTGCCAGCAAAAGTTTGATAGCCTTGCCACTCAGATTGCCCTCACGGAGAGTGTAGTAGTTTAGTTCTGGAAGATCTTCCTTGATTTCATCCATCAGCGAATTGAGCACATTCAAGGCACTCGTGTAATCAATGGGAGGGATCAGGGAGTTGATCGTTGACAGTCCTGGCATGTAAATGATGTCATTATCCGTGAGTGTCATGTCCTTTTCGGGTGCATTGGGGTTTGTGGTCTTGATCTTGGGTGGGGGTAACGGTCTACCGGTGGCATCCTTATCATTGGCACTCACAACCCAAGTGGGCTTGTTGTATCTGAAGAGCATCTGCGAAAGTCTGGTGGCTTCACGGTTGACTTCATCGATCTTATCCAGCGCGTGTTGCACACAGCCAGCACCGCGCAGCAAACCGGTGTCACGGAATTTGATATGTACAAAGGGAAGGAAGTCAATCCCGAACTCTGCAAGGTAACCCACTTCCTGCGCATCCCCAAGATTATCAAGCCTTGCGTTCACACCCAAGCGGTGTTTCCACATGGCAAAGTAACCATCAGGTTTTGACCAATACTCGGTGTGGGTATAAGACTGCCCATCCACATCAATCGGTACATCAATGCGAACTTCAGTCAGGTAGCCCCGGTCATCTTCCTTGAAACTGGACACATGCTGGGGTTCGATGATCTGGAAGGTCACCTTATCGGTTGAAGTATTGAGTTTGATAAACAGGTCACCGTATAGAGCCAGGTATCTGACCGCAAGTTGTTTCTGGGTATCGAAGTTGGACCACTTCCATACCTGTTCAACAGCATCCCTCACGGAAGGGTTATCGGTGGCAATATAGCTCTCACCAGAAGCAACCTTTGAGACATAGAACTCCACAGACCGGTTGACAACGGTTCTGATTGGTTTCATGCTCTCCACCCAAGTTGAATTGTAGTAGGCTGCGTTCTGGGTAACCTGATACAACCCGTTGTTGTCATAATATTCACGCAGCTTTTCGTAAGTGATGTTCTGGTTATTGTACGGAAGTGTAGTCATTTATTCTCCTATGAATTTGCCCTGTAACCTTCTGCGATATAGTTCTCAAGGTAGATAACGAGTTGGTTGAAGGCATCGGTCTGGTCTTTATATTTGGAGTTCGGAAACTGGAATATCTCATCCTCGAAATCGAACAGCCAGCTTGTTTCGTTGCTGGGGGGTGGTAGTTGCACCATTCCCTTTTGACACCACAGACTTGCTGAATAAGCCCTGCTTTCCTTCCCTGCGGGTGGGTTGAATGGTGTAACAATATCTGCCAACCATTCAGGGCATGACTGCTTCAAGAACTGTATCAGGCTGATACCGCTTGCCTTGTTCTCAATGATGACCCCGCGCAAGTTATGTCTGTACTGTTGTGCAATATCAATAACTTTCTGGCTTAGTTCCGTGAAAGGTAGTCTCCCTCTCCACACTTCCCTGATGTTCAACTTGTAATCAGGGGTAAGCTCCCCAACCACGCAACTTGAATAAGCAGCGGAGTTACTTTCGCTCATGGCTGTGTCCCATGAGATGTATCTGGCAACGAACTGTGTTTCCAGGCTTCTTGTCTCAAACCATTCTTTCTTGAAGATGTGCCCTTCCAACGGAGTGGGTCTCTGTTGAAGTTGACCCGCTACTCCCAGTTCGCTCAGTTGGTTCTTGAGGGAAGCGATCTCCTGCTTTCCAAACCTGTTCTCCCAGAGAAGTTCTCCCTGTTCCTTGCGAGGATCCACAAAACCGATGCTTGAGTTGAACCGCACTCCCTCGTATTCTGCAGGTAAGCAAAGGTGTTCGTACCTTTCTTCGCTCTCCAGCAAGTGACCCGTGAGGTCATCTGCATGTAGCCTTTGCATAATTACAATCCTGGCTACTGTTTTGGGGTTATTGCCCCGGGTGGACATGGTGTTGTCCCACCATTCGTTTGCGTTCTTCCTGGCAGCTTCCGAGTTGGCTTCCTGTGCTTTGATGGGGTCATCCACGATGATAAAGTCCCCACCTTCACCGGTTGCTCCACCCCCCACTCCTACCGCAAGCCTGATGCCACTCATAGTGTTTGAGAACCTGTCCATTCGGTTCTGATCTGATTTCAGTTTTACCTGCCACTTGCTTTGATACCAGTTCGAGCTGATAAGCGTTCTGCATAACTGGCTGTCTCGAATAGCCAGGTCTTGTGCGTAACTTGAAAACAGGAATTTCTTTTCAGGTGCGAATGTCCACACCCAAGCGGGGAAGAACACGTTTACCAGTAAGGACTTCATGTGTCTTGGTGGTACATTGATAATCAGGTTCCTGATGTCTCCCTTAACAACCGCTTCAAGATAGTCACAGATCGCTTCGATATGCCAGTTGTTCTGAAAATTCGTGTTAGGTTCAACCACACTGAAGGCATGGGTAACAAATTGATGGAAGCTCCTTTTGCAGAGTTCCTGCTCAATTTGGTTTTGGCTGGGAAGCCTTTGTGATAATGCTCTCAAGGCTGGTTAACTCCTCTACGGATAATCCCGTGAGGTCAACCTCTGACTTGATTGACCCATTCAGATTAATGTCTTGTGTCTCTCCATAGCCCCGCTTCCTTCCAAGTGTTTTTAGCAAGAAAGTGATTGCCCAACCCTCTCCCCTCTCCACAGCTTCCTGAAGTTTGAAGTCAGCCATGTCAAGAATTTCCTCACGGGATTGTTCAAGAGCATCGCGAAGTTTCTGGCTTTTCTCCAAGCGCGAGTAGATGGTCTTGGTAACAGGGATGTTAAGTCTCCTACAGGCAAGCACAAAGTTGCCTTTAGTGGCATTGAACGCTTCGATTATCCTTTCATCCGAATACACAATACCCATTGTGTTCTCCTAATATATCCAGATTGCTTGATCCACACCAGACAGTGTCCAATCTATCTCTAACGTGGGTCTGTAAGAAGCGGTTGTGTGTTCTTTGGTAGCAAAGCTGTACCTGTCATTACTTTCTGTATCCACAATAAGTAACAACCCGTAATTTGAGGTTGTACCCATGACCCATTCCCTTAAGAGGGCTGGGTTGAGGGAAACATCCACTGCCTGTCCCACAGCATAACTGGCATACACCTGAACACTACCCATTGCTGTAAGCTCTCGGTCTGCTTGATCCATCGCACCATCTGCGGTCCAATATGCACTTGTCATACGCTTTACCCAAGTGGCTTCAACCTCGTACCATGCTGTTTTCATCCTGTAGCAGCTTAATACTCTGTTGTTGGCTGCTGCATTAGCAGAAACAAACAGATGGAGAGTAGCAGAGTTTATGATCAAGTTATCTCCGGGTGGGATGGTCAATCCCAGATCTGCAAACTCGATCAAACCCCTTCCTTTCGTAGCATCAACAGTGTGTCCTACCCGGATGTGTATTCCTGTACCATAATTGTCAGTTTTATATGGGTCCATCCCGTTGATGTAAGTATCTTTTGTGCTCGGAAATGAGGTATTGGTCATTAGTAGGTCCTTACCCCTGATATGGCCATCGTGACCAAAGTACAAGTAGTACAACTATCAACTCTTACAACAAGAATGTCACCCGCTGTAAAACCTAAAGTCCAACCAGTAAAGGATGTCTTGGTGGAGTTGGTTGCGGAAACTAGAGCGGGTTTGTCAGAGGCAGTGATCGTATCCGCAACAGTTGGGGGAAAGTTGGCTAGTGTGTCCTTCCATAGATCAATGACAATCGAACCTGATAAATTTGAAAACAGGTTTACTTTATCAATGGTTCCAGAAAAAGGCATTTCCACATATAACTTTATTCCCGTAGTAATCACTTCAGTCTTGTTCCCAAGTATGATGCTCAACCCAAACCTGGTGTTTAGTCCATTCAGTCCATCGGTGATGACATTCTGGACTGTTGCTTTTCTGACTGCGGGAGTGGTTGCCACATCCACCACAATAGGTATGAGGTCTGCCAGTTGTACGGTTGTATCTTCCGTGAGTTCGGTGATTTTCTTATTGTCAGCCATGTATTTCTCCTTAAGTTAAGAACTCATCAAGGTTTGAAAGCAACCATGAGAAAGTCAGTATGCCATTCGTATTCAGGGTGAACTCTACCCCGTTGATAAAGAAGTCTCCATCGATAGCGGTCTGGGTCTCTTTTATCGAAGTCCGCATCCCAATATCGAAGTTCAGGAAAGCCCACATCAAAGCGGGTTGGTAGTTCGCTATCACTGTCATCTTTTCTACAACAGGGACTGGCTCTTCGTAAGCTGCCACAATGGTTTGAGCAATTTCGATCACCCCATCAATGTTGTCTCTGTAGGGCATGTCCAACGAAACATCACTGGTTTCAACCTGATCTTCCGTGAGCGTGTTCATGTCCTTCCACGCTGTCACGGTGACAGGGTTGTAAAGGTAGACACCCTTGCCTCTTGCCTGAAGGAAGGTCACATAACCCAGAGTACCACTGGTGTTGGTCAGGGTGTATTTCACCCCTTTGACATCATATACAGCGGTTATGGTCAGAGAAGCTGTTAGATTGGTTCCTGTGCCATCTGAAACGGAGTACATCAGGTAGTCTGTGGTTGCCACAGGGGTAACCATGTCCTTGCCAGCTACAGAGGTTGCCAACCCGTTGGGGTCTTTGAACGCTCCGTAAAAACTGACTGATTTGCCAGCAGCTATCTTGATCGGACTGTCCAGATTGAACAGCACAGTAGTGGCTGCACTGTCTATTTTTCTTGGGTACACAGTGATCTTGACCTTGCTCATTTCGGAAGTCTCATCGTACCTGACATCCAGATTGTGCATGTTGTTGTCAAAGGTCACGCTGGTGGCTTCGTTCAACACAAAGGAACTACCATCCTCATTAAGTAGAAGGAAACCATCTTCCATCTCTAACAGACCGCAATCATCATTGGCTGCTGGGATGATGCTCAATGCGTTGCTTCGGGTGCTTCTACCTTCTACTACCAGTGTCTCCCCATCAACCTTGTCCCTGCGAAGGTACACGTAACTGAGTTCACTCATGGCTACTTTTTGGTACTCGCTGACAAGCGTGGTAAAGGCACCGGTTTTGTCAAAGGCTGAAGTGAAGGTCTCTTGTGCACCCGCAGAGTAGATGTAGTGCTTCGGAAACCTAAACTTGTTGTAGGTCTCGGTGAGCAGAGAAACCACATCCATGATAGTTTTGCTGTAGGCTATTTCATCGATCTTCAATGGAGTGTTAGCTGCGTAGTCCATCCAATCAACACAGGAGACTTCCACAGTTCTTCTACCCCGCGTGTTGGAATTGGCCTTCATGGTCTTGATGTGTCCATAGAACTTACAAAAGTCCTCACCCCTGTATCTCATGGTAAGGCAGACCTGGCTCTCGATTGCCCAACCAGTTGGATAACCACTTGCTGAGTTCGGGGTCCAAAAGCCACTTACCCCACCCAGGCATCCTTGATCGTTGCGCAGGGTGAAGGTCAATGTTCCCACATCTGCTACCCTATCGGTGATCGAGTTGCCCCAGATACCGTACTTACTTTTAATAGGGCTGATAATATCGGTGGTGATGTCCACCCATGCAGCAGAGGTAAGACCCTGTAAATGGTCAGCAGGGTCTACCCATTCCTGCACATAGATTTCTACTTTGTAACTATCCAGATAAGCTGCGTTGGCTGTCATGGCTAACCCATATACTTCGAGAGTTCAACCCGAAGCACCCTGGCTAATTTTTCGTAATCGATAGAGTTAGAACCAATTGCATCCACTACTTCAGCATTTGAGTTACTGAAAGTTGCGTTCTGACCGTAAGATGCCTTTAGGACACTCTCTCCCGTGAGTTCTGGCATGCGTGCCATTCCAGAGAAGTAACCCTCGGATAGTCCAAGAGCCATGTTCATACCGATCCCCGCAAACACTTTTGAAGGAGAATGCATACCAAGAACTTCTTTTACGCTGTTTACGATCCCCAGAAAGAAGT